TCAGTCACTTGCGACCACCTTCCTGTTGGGGTGTGTCGATTTCGTGCCAATCAGCGCCTCTGTGACAGTCGGATCATCCATCGCGTGCCCGTAGGTTGAGAGCACGTGCTGGACGTTCAGCCACCCGCCGCGCTTGGCGACCGTGATCGGATCGAAGCCGGCGTGAAGCATGCCCGTGGCGAAGCCATGCCGGCAGCAATGCGGCGAGAGCTTCAGAAGTTTGTGCTTCCTCACCACGGCATCCCATGACTTCGACGCGGCTCGCCGGGTCGTGTAGCGGAACACGGTGGCACGGTCCCGAGCGCAGTTTGCCATAGCGACGACAAGCGGCGCCGGCAGATGAGCCCAGCGCTCCACCGAGACCTTCGTGCTCCTGACGAGCGCCCTGTTGGTCTCGAAGTCGATGTCTTCCCATCGGACGGCCAAGGCCTCGGATATCCGGGCGCCCGTCAGGAACATGAAGCAGGCGAGCGCTCCGAGGTGAGGCGGCGCGACCTTCATGAAGGCCTGTACCCATTCCCATGTCGCGGGCGTCTTCTCGGTCTTGGCGACCTTGAACCGCTCCACCCGTAGCCGCTGGCACATTTTCATGCGGGCCGCGTGGTTGATGATGGCTTGTGTCGGGGCGATGACCTCGCGGTTCCGGGTGGCCGGCGCAGCCTTCGGGAACAGGACGGCGGCGGCCTGCAACACCGTGCCTTCATTGATGTCCTTCACCAGCGTCGTCTTCCAGTAATCCATCATCCGCACCGTGCGCCGGTCGGCCTTCCCCGCCGCCGAATAGAGGGCGGCTGCTTGCGCGAAGGTCAGGACGGCCTCGGGGCCATCAAGATTACCTTTCCACGCGGCGGTTTCCCTCTCTGAGGCGACGCGGAGCGCAGTGTCCTTGTCACCTGTGCCCGTAGAGCCTCGAAGTCGCCGACCGGCAACAGTGCCGCGGTAGTGCCAGACGCCTCCGCGCTTGTAGATCTTGATGGCGGACATGGCCTAGAGGCCTCCAGGATGGCGCTCACGTCAGCATCGGTGAGCAGCATAGTCTTGCCTATGACGCGGCAGGCGCCAAGACGGCGCGCGAGCTGGCGCAGGTGGCGCTCGGAGCACCGCAGCTCGGCGGCGACTTCGGCGGGAAGGCGAAGCTCACCCATGCCACGCCTCCCACACAGCCATTCCGATGACGACGAGAAGGACGATCCCGGCCCGTATGGCCCAGGTGCGGCCGGTGCGTTCGGGGGTCATGGCTTGAATTCCCGCCGCATGATTTCGAAGGCGACACCGAGGGCCGCTATGAAGAGGCCTAGGCCGGCGATAGGCTGTCCGGCTGACGCGAGCGCTCCGGCAGCGAGTGCCAATCCGAATGGGATCACACGCATCCTACCGCGCCTCCTCTGCCAGGGCGCGGGTGTAGTGCTGCCTGATCGCGTCAAGAGTCTGCGTGTAACCGTCAACTGCAGAAGGGCTCCAGCCGCAGTCATCTGGCCCATCCCCCTCTGGCCAGTCGTCGCCTTCGTCGAAGAACGAACAAAGGGAGACGGCTAGATTATCGCCCTTCATCGCCGGGGCCTCGACGCCGCCGAGGCTGCTGTGCGCTTTTGCCAGACGCTTGCGGATATCCTCCCGCACGGCCTCCAGCACCGCCCCAATGATCGCAGGCAGCGCGGCGTCGAGGGAGCGCGACATCTGCGCTAGCATCTCGCGCCTCCATAGGGCGGCGTGCCCGCTGGGATGGCTGTTCGCCCACAGAAGTGGGTCGAAGGCCCGCGCCATCGCCTCCAGCACTTCCTCGCGCTGCTGTGGGGAGAGCGTCGGGGTCATGGCTGCTCCAATTTGTTCAGGCGCCCCTCCAAGCCGATAATCTCGGCTCGCAGCGCGGCCTCACGATCTGCCTTACGGGAAGTGATTTGCGACTGGAGCAGAACAGCCGCGCCGAACGCGGCCGCACCAATGCAGAGAGCCAGCAAAGCGATAAAGACCGGGCTTCTGCCAGACATCTGCCGGACGTCGCTCGGAACGAAAATGCAGAACCCGATGACGCCGAGACTTAGCCCAACTACCCAACCGAAGAGCATCATTTCACTCCCCCTCGTTCAGAGCGGCAGCGCCAGCCGGCGGGGTGGAGAGGGAGCGGACGGCGCGTGCGGCGCGCCTATTTTCGCTCTCGCTGACTACCCAGAGCTTCCATGCATCCGACCCGGTTTTGAGCGTTCGAGTATAAGCCGCGCACGCATCGGCGGTCTTGTCGAACGCCCGCGCCGCCTCCTCCAACGCCTCCTCCCGCGCCTGCCGGCGCACCGCGTCGGTGGACGGGGTGGGTTCGAGGGCGCTCAGGATGCGGCGGCCGTAGTCGGCCTGTGCGGCGGCCTCGCCGCCTTCGCCCATATAGTCCTGATTGAGATACCACGACTTTCCGTTGATATGGACGCGGTACAGCCCGAGGCCGGCGGCAAGAGCCTGTTTCCCGCCCGCCGGGTGGTCATGCCAAACCAGCGGCTTCACGCGCACCACCTCAGCGCCAGCGGGAGGAGAGGCGGCGAGGGCGGCCTCCAGAACTCGGCGCATGCCGTCGATGGGCATGACGTACCGAAACTGCCAGATGACGTCGCTCAGGGCCTTCTCGCCCGCTTCGATCATCTCATCGTTGATCGCGGGCACGGATCGCCCGTCCGTCTTCACGCTATCCATGGCGCGCTCCGAATATAATTGGGGGAAGATGGCGCGGCTCACGGCCCTCAAGCTTCGCGATAGCTTCCTCTCGGACGCCGTGCGCCTGCCGCGGATAGAGAGCGCGCCACTCATCAAGCTCTGCCAACGCTTCACGAAGTGCTTTGGCGAGGTACTGGATGCCGTCGTCCTTGCTACTCCCCATCCCGCCCTCCCTTGGCAGAGGGCCGGAGGGCGGCGGCTGCCTTGTTGTCGAGCGCCATCTGGCAAATCTCGACCATCTCGGCGTTCCTGTAGGCTTTCGCCTCTCCGTCCGGCGTGCCCTTCGCCATGTGAAGGTCTCGGTATTCAGCAAAGCGGTCTCGGCATCGGGTCACTGCCTCCCTCAGCGCATCGCGCTCGGCCTCGGCGGCTGTGGCGCGGGCTACCATCTCACAGTAGGCATTGCCGTGTTCATCGCCCTTGACACACAGGCAAGCGCCAGCAGCTAGTTTGAAGCACTCGCCCTCCAACTCCGCGATCCGCGCGTCCTTCCGCTCCATCTCGGCGGCGTCGGCCTCGATGCGCGCGGCGGCTTCCCCGGCAAGGGTTGAGAACACCTTCACCTTCTGCGGCGCGTGCTCGCAGTCGCGCCTCACCTGTTCGTCTTCACGCCGCAACCGCTCCACCAACTCATCGGAAGCGGCCGGCGCGGGGGTGGTGTTCTCGACAAGGCCAACAGGAGAAAGCGGCTTGAGCGTTGCAATAAGCTCGTCTTCACTCATGTCTTCGGGGCGCTTCGCCGCCCCGTCCTTCACCTCGGGGGCGGGGCGGGCTATCCGTTCGCCGCGCTGGTGGAGCATCATGGCGAGATTGCCGACGTCGACCGGATCGCCCTTCTCGACATGGTTGCGCAACAGGTCAGATAGGCGCTGCGCGGGGCATTCCTCCTTGTCTTCCCAGCCGCCGTACCCTTCGGCCCGCTTCTTGGCGAGCTTCGCCTTCATGGCGGCGGCGAACCGGTCGACGGCGATGTCGTCAGGGTGCTCCCCGCCGCCCTGTGCGGGCATGGCTTCCTGCATGGCGCGGGGCCGGCGGTAGAATTCGTCACATATCTTATCGTAAGCCTCCTCCACTTCGGACCATTTACGCCGGCTCAGGGCTGCGCCTAGGGCTTGGATGCGAAGCTCTTCTTCGCGCCTCGGATCGGGCGCGGCTGTCGTCGGGGTGGGGGTGGTCATGCTGCGCTCCATTTCGCGCACAGGTGGTCCGGCGTGACGCGGACGACACCGTGAAAATCTGACTTGAGATCGCAAGCGCCGCCGCTACGGAAGGCACAGTTCCGGCAGCAGCTACCGGAAGCCTCTAGGGCACGGTAACGCTCTTCAGCGCGCGCCTTCTGCTTGGCGTGTTTGCGCTTGCGGCTCTCGATTTGAGACGGAGTCATGGGCGCACTTCTCCCTCTGCGAGGGCTTTGCGTTCTTCGATGAGGATGAGGGCGCGGCGTCCGGCTTCGGTGATGCGCCAGCACCATGCTCCGGTGAATGTCTGGCCGAGTTGTTCGACATAGCCGCGGTCGCGGAGAGCCATCAGGCCGGACGCTGACCACTTGCTTGAGCGGAGTCCGACACGATCACCGACGCGCTTCCAATAGATCTGGGATATTTCCGGGCCGCTCAGCGGCATCTCGTCGGTGTGGCGAGCGAGAATGCAGAGCACATGGCGCATCTTGGCCGTCAGTTTCACCGCCTCACCCATTCCGCTCTCCTGCTTCTGCGAGAGCCTTCCGGCCGGCGGGGGTGAGGCGGTACATCGACGGCGCGAGGTCGGGGTTCGGCTCGAAATAATCGAGGCAGTTGCGCCACGTGCCGGTTGAAACGACGATAGAGCCAGTTGGGCCGGCGCATTTGTGCTGGTCCCAATTGTCGGTGCGGGCGCGAGACGTTTTTCCGCTGCTCTGCCATTGAGACAGCGTGCAGTCGTTTTCATCGATCCAGCGCAGCAGTCGCCGCGCCTCGGCGGTAAGCTCAGCCATTGCGCCGCCCCTCCCGTGTCACCGTCCCGGCGTCGGGGTCGGTCTCAACGATGTCGCCGTAGAAGGGGCGGGCTACGTGAAAGCCCGCGTCCTTGCGCTTGATCCTGTGGGCGTACCAAAGGACGAAGCCGAGAACCAAGATGACCAGCGGGCCATAGACGCCTGCGACGATCTTGAAATAGAGGGATAGGTCACCTTCGGTCATCACGCGGCTCCATTTCCAAAGAGGCCGATGAACCAGCCGAGCGCGACAGCAGCCAGGAAGGCGCCGGCAGCGAACTCAGCGGCGACTTGACGAATGGCGGGGCTCATTTCTGCCCCCGTACAGCGGCTAGGACACGCTCAACGCGCCCATACAGGGCCTCCGGCGCCTTATAATCGACCCATGGTGCTCCAGAAGCCCCAGCGGCATGCGCGTGATGCATCAGCATCGGGAGATCGAGGGAACAGAGGTCACTCTCTATGGGCGCGACGGAGCGCGAGTTCCATGCCTCTACGGCGGCCGCTCGCGTCCTATGACCCACAACGCCCTTGTTGCTCGCGCCACACGCTGGGCAGTTGCAGAAATAGAACTCGCTCTGCGACCAGCCCTGTTCAGAGACGTGCGCTTCTGAGTATCGGACAACGCCCTCGGCAGACGCCTTAGCGCCACAGAACGGACAGGGGAGAAGGTTCGCCATAGCTCACTCGCCCTCCGGCTCGGAGCGGCGGGTGCGCTCTTCAAGGACGCCGCGCCATGCGACAAGCGCTTCCAGCCACGGCTCGATTTCGTCGAGCTCGGCTTGGGCCCGACTAATTTCTCGGTCGACTTCGCGAAGCGTCATGTCGCGAAGGTCGTTCTCGAATTCCTTGATGGCCGCCGAGGCGGCGGGGCTTAGGCGCTTGCTCATCCTGAGCGCTCCAATTGAGGGGTGGCGCCTGCCTATTCGGCGGCGCTGGATTAGCATTTGCTGCCAGTGAGGCCTTCTGCCATGGCGCTGGCGATCTTCGAGACCAGCCCGTCGTAAGCATCTCCAGCAGACAGCTTCGCCCATGCATCAGCGAACATCTTGGCGATGCTGGCTTTCACTTCCTCGTTGTCGCGAAGCTGCTCATATGCGACCTTCTCGGCGACTTGCCGGACTGCGCTGTCGAATGCGCGCTGGAAAGCCGAGCGCTTATCCCCATAGCCGCGAGGCTCCGGGTCCTTTTCGAGCAGTCCCTTTACCGCCGACTGAATAAGCTCGTCCCGACGCTCAGGTGTCAGGCTGTCAAGAACCGCCTTAGCAACGATGGTGTTCATCTGGTCGTCAGAGAAATTGACGTTCATGGCGCGCTCCTATTCGGCGGCGATCTGATGGGTGGCCGCCGGGCGCTCGCTATCGAGGCGGCACCGCTCGGCGATGGATCTGTTGCGAAGGGACCAGCCGGGTTCGCAGTACGTGGCCTCGTCTTCGGCCGTGTCGTACATCGCGTCGATTTCCTGCTGGCTCATCAGCAGCTCGGCGCGCTTGCCGGTGGCGTAGAAGTAGGCGCAGGGCTCGCCGTGCCAGTCCTGCATGACTTCGACGTAGGACGAGCCGTATTCGATCTCGATCACGAAGGGTGAGAAGGCCCTAGACATCGCCGCCCGCCTCCTTCTGCCGCGCGAGGTCGAGGGCGCGGTCCTTTCGTTTCTCCAGCAAGCGCTTCGCAGCCTGCGTTGAAGCGAGGTCGGGATCTCCCGAGGCCGCTTCTTCTAGGCGTTGCAGATGTGTTTTCTCGACTGGAGGGGCGATCAATCCATCCGCGATAGCTTGCCGATAAAGTAGCTGGCCAGCCTCGCGAGCCGCCTGCAACTCGGCCAGCTTCTTCTGGTATCGCCGATGGTAGGAGCGCGGCATGTGTGCGGCCATCAGACCGCCGTGGATGTGCCCCTGAACATCGTAGTCAGTGACTAGGCCATGACGGGCTGCGTACTGGTTGTACGATAGCGCCTCGCCAGCCCTTACCTGCGTGAGGACTTCAACGGGTGAGGGGGAGGTCATTTCCACCCCCTCGTGTTCGTGCGCCCGTCGAAGTCGCCGGACATGTGTCGGCGCCCCGGCCCCTTCTTCCGATAGTTCGGAATGCGGCGTTCGATCCTTTCGCGCATGCGCTTACGCTCTTGGCGCGCGCGGATGTCGCGGTATTCGTCATCACCGACGTATCGGCCAAGGAACAGTATGTCCGCCGCCGCGACCGCCAATCCCAATCCGAAGCGCCCGCTCATTTCGAGGACTCCCCGGTGGCGCGGCGGGCTCGCCATTCGGTGCGGCCCGTGCCATCGAAGGCGTCGACCTCGCCGTCGACAGCAAGCTTCCGCAGATGGCTGCGAGCTGCTGTGATCGATATGCCGGCGTAATCCGCGACACGGCGCGTGCTACGGAAGCCGTCTTCGCCCCTCTCGGCATCAAGGCGCCGGACATTGACGAGCATGTCCCGGATGCAGGCGCGCATCTTCGCCCCCCGCCCTTTCTCGGTGCTGGACGGGGACATCAGGAGGCCCTCGCGGTGAGGGCGGCCTCGGCGGCGAGCCGCAGGAATTCTTCGCGGTCACGAAGCGCGGCGAAGAAGCCTTTCATGTCGGAGGCGGGCCGGGCATTCGCGTACTGCCAAGCAAGCTCTGCCTGCTCTTCCCAGTACGCCCGCCCTTTCGAGGCTTCTGGCACATTCACGTTCTGGATTAGGTCCATCGGTCCCATCCTGAGAGAGGAGCCCCGGCGGCACTTGGGGCTAGGGGAGCGGAGTCCGCCGGGGCATCGCTTCATCTGAGGCGATGGGGGGAGTAAAGCATTGCTTTATTCATAGGTCAAGCAGTGCTTGATAATTTTCTCGCGCGGCGTCGCGAGGCGCGGAATCGCGCGCACAAAAAAGCCCGCCGCTCGCGGGGAGGGCGGGCCGCTGATCTGACGTCAGAAACTGCTACTGCGCAGGCGCTGGGGACTTCTCAGGAACCGGCGATTGCTGCTTGGGTTGCATAGCCTGATAGGCGCCATCCGCCCCCGGCAGCACGATAACAGGAGCCACGGTTGCGGGCTCCCTGGCGGCTGTTATAGCTGTCGCCAAGGTGCGGTTGAGCTCCAGCAGGTTGCGGTTGATCTGGTCGGGGAGCGCCTGAACGTCAGAGCGTAGGCCGGAGACCTCAGATCGCAACTCGCTCCGCGTGTCGAGTGCCACGTAAAGGGTGGCGGCCGACAGCCCTAGGAAAACAGCCGCGACAACGGACGATGCTGCGAGAAGGACGAGATTTCCGCCCTCCAGCCTCGCCAGCCGCGTATGCAACCCAAGTCCGTCCATGCCTTCTATAGTGGGGCCCCCGCCTCCGCCGTGCAAGAGTCTGGTCTGTCGCTCCTCCTCTGACGCGCTGGCGCTTTTTCGAAGGGCCTCCTGAATTTTTTGTTCGAGCAGCGTCGTGTCAGGAGCGGGCATTGTTGCGCTCCTTTGCAGATTTAAGCCACTCGATGATGGATTCGCGGAAGTTGTCTTGCCGCTCATCCATCTCAATTAGAGTATTCTTCAGTGAAGTTATGTCGTTGAAGGCCGCCTGCACCAGAGCTGTTTTGATCTGGGCATGAAATGTGTCAAGCTGTATAAATATCGACAGCAATTCCAAGGTTTCTCTGGCCCTCGGATCGTTATCGGTATCCATCGTCCTAACAATGGACAACGCTTCTTGTATTTTCCATTTTTGCTTTTTGACGATATCGTCCGCTTCAGCCATTAAACAGCGCCCCCCTCAATAACAGCTCGTCGTGTACGTGCCGGCGCTTAGGCGGTGCGCGTCGCGCGATACACGCGGAAGCTGTCGACTAGAGCCCAGAAAAGCTGGGCCGGCCCGTAAAGAGCTATCGCTATATCGGCGGCAAAACGCGCGCCGTTTCCGTAGCCGTACCCTGCCAAGACGAACGCAATCAAAAATGAGACGGCGTGCGCAAGCCATATGCGCGAGTATCCGCCGTCCCAGCTGCGCATTATCCAAAGCAGGAGTCGGCTTAGCAGAAACGTGGGAACAAGAGCCGACAGGTGTTCAATGCCAGACATGTTTCCATCCCCCTAGGTCGTCGGAAGCTTAGCCAGAGAATGCCATTCATCTGCAGGAATGCGGAAGCGGTAGCGGCGCGCCCATTCTATCTCGACATCCTCGATGTCGCGGGCGTTTGCGCTCGTCAGGGTGAAAAGACCGTCTTCTGATCCGCGCTTGAGGCGCTTCACAAACGTCCGGCCGTCCGCCAGCTTCACAATGCAGATCTTGCCGATGAGCGTGTTCGGGTCCGCGCTGTCTTCCATGTAGCCGATGAGGTCCCCATCCTCAAAAATCGGATATTGGCTGTCGCCGCGCACGATCACTGCGACCGTGCCGGGCCTCACCGGGAAATCTACCTCAACCGTTTCGAGACCGGCTCCCATTTCGTGGTCGTCAAAAGGGATCACCTCCGCGCCCGCGCCGACATATCCTACGACCTGTACAGTTTGGCCGCTGCCCGAACGTTCAGAGGCCTCCCCGTCTTCAAGCATAGGGCCGGCACCGGACATCAACCATTCCAGGCGCGCGCCGAACTCCTGCGCGATCTTCACTAGCCGCTCTTTGCTTGGCCTCGGCGGCCTGCGCTTCTGCCCTTGCCGCTCTGGCATCTCCCATTGCGACACAGCCTTGTCGCTCACGCCAACCCGTTCTCCGAACTGAAGTTGGTTCAGTTCGAGATGGTCGCGAAGGGCGCGGATTCGGCGGTCGATGCTCATGGCCGGACGATAAAGCGCCGCTTTACAAAAGCGACCAAGCACTGCTTGATTTCTCTCTCAAGCAATGCTTTATATGGGGCATGGACACTCGTGATCCCATCCTGCTTCGCGCGATCAATGCGGTAGGCTCCTCAGGAGACCTCGCGGCCAAGATTGGCGTTACGCCTCAGGCCCTTTCGCAATGGCGGCGAGTTCCGCCGCTCCGCGTGCTCGAAGTCGAGCGGATCACCGGCATCTCGCGCCACGAGCTGCGACCCGACCTTTACCCGCATGAGCTACCCCGCCCCGCCTCCAGCGATGGGAGGGCGTAGTGGGTAACATCCGGCACATTCTGCGCAAGATCGGCGAAGACGCGCGCCAGAGTGGCCCTGTGGTCACGGTCACGCTCTCTGTCCTCTTGGCTGGCGCCATCGGCTCGCTGGGGCACTACACTTCGTGGATCGTGCTTTTCCCGTTCGCCATTGCCGGCCTCGCTGTCGGCTGGGCGAAGGATCAGGCCAAGGCCGCTGCGTCTGCTGAGCTGTGTGACCGTCTTGTCGCAGCTCTAACCAGCGGCGCGGACACGACAATCACGGTTGATGTGAACGCCCGCCCCTCCACCCCGGAGGCGCGCGATGGCTGAGTTCTCAGTTCGCCTTGTCCTTCGGCGCGGGCGTCAGAAGCTCGATCTGCGTATTCAGGACATCCCTGATGATGCGCGCCATCTCAAGATCGAAGCGCAGGCGAGCGGCCACGACCATCTCCGACTGAACCTTGCCATTAGCGTCGAAGCCGATGCGGTCAGTCGTGAGGGTAATGGCGATCAGGCTGCCGATGACGCCGATCTGCGGCGCCCCGTTGACCACCCGAACCGGAATGTTCTCCGGATCGATGGGTCTCATGGGTTCTCCCAAGTTGGCCATTTCAACGTCCTCCCCCAATCGCAGTACCACCAGCCTGCAAGGTTCTACGTGGGGGAGTCAATTGAGGGCTCACTGCCATGAGCGCCTCATTTCTTCCTTTCCCGGCCAATCCTGAGCAGCAGCGCCTCTGCCAAGGTCGCTACTGTCACGAACTGGCCTCCCGTATCCCTCTGGACGGATTTCCCTCCCCGTCCAGCACTCTGGCGCACGCTCTCCCCAGCAAGGTCGATGGGCGTGCGCCGCTCTCTCTTCACGTCAAGTCCTCCGTGAAATCCATCTCTGAACTGTCCCCAGTAGACAGCAAGGAGACGCCGAGGTGTCGGAGGATTTCACCGAGCACAGAGTCACTTTCACCGAGCGCAAGGCCTGCAAAATGAGCGGAGTAGCGAAAGCCTCCGAGCTTCTGGAGGAGATGTGCGCGGCTTGGCCGCGTCGCATCAGCTTCAAAGACGCCGTCCGCCGCGCGACCGATGCCGTGAACAAGGCCGGTCGTGCCGGCGGCTACCTTCTACAGCCGATCAAGCACTCTCGCATCGAAGACCTGTGGCGCAAGGAAGCCCGCAGGATCGACGCCGAGGAAATGGATGCCATCCGTGCGGCGCATGGCGCCCTTCTGAGGAAATCCCAGGATGAACACAAAGCCATCCTCGAACGCATCGCGCGGATTGAGGCTGCCCTTCGCCTTTCGAGCGAGGACGCGTATCGCGAGCTGGTTGCAGGGCCGGGCGTCGGCGCTAGCCGAGTGGATCGCCCCATGGATCAAGGGGCGTGACGGCAATGCTTGATCGCACCCGCCGCCTCAACGCCGAAGAACGCGCCATGGTCGTGCAGGAGCACGGTAACGGCAGCGCCCGCACCGTCGCCCTGAAGTTCGGCGTCAGCCGCAACGTCGTGATCGGTCTATGGGCGCGCGCCGGCAAGACCCGGCCCGACAAGAAGCCGCAGGAGAAGCCGGTACGGCGGAACAAGGGCTTTGCCCTGTTCAAGCTTCAGCAGCCACCGACGCGGGCCGAGCGCCTTCGAAAGATCGCCGCCAGCCGTGCAGAGGTAGCCGCTGTCGAGCGCGAAATGGCGGTCAAGGAAATCCCTGCAACCGCTGTCGGCTTCATGGACGCCAAGCCTTGCCACTGCCGTTTCGTCGTCGGCAAAGGCGCCGATGGGCTCGCCCTGTTCTGCGGCGCCAACGTCAAGCGCGGCTCGTGGTGCGGCGAGCACCTGTCGCTCGTGTTCGAGGCGGTGCTGGCATGACCGCCTCTCACCTCGTCATCCACCAGATCCGCAGCATGATCGAGGCCGGCAAAACGCCGGTAGAGGCCGCGGAGGCAGTGAGCCTGCCCGAGCGCCAGGTCGTGCGGCTCATGCGCGCCTACGACATCCGGCCGAAGCGCCCTGTGACGCTCGCACGGCCGCCGTTGCACAAGCTGATGGGAGGGCGCGCCTGATGCGTTCTCAAGTGCGGCTCGTCGAAAGAGAAGACGACATCCAGGTGAAGGTGGCGACGCTCCTGCGGCGTCACGGCGTCAAGGGCCTGTTGTGGTGGCACACGCCGAACGGCGGCAACCGCTCCTTCTACACCGGCCAGCAGCTCAAACAGTTCGGCGTGCGTGCCGGCGTGCCGGACATCCTCGTCTTGCTGCCGCGTGAGCCGCACGCGCTCACGGCCTTTCTCGAGCTGAAGACGGCTCGAGGCGTCCTTTCGGATCATCAGAAGATGTTCCGTGACGAGGCCCGCGCTGCGGGGTGCCTCTGGGAAATGGCGCGCTCTGCCGCCGAGGCCCGCGACATCCTTCTCGGCTGGGGCGCGATCACGCCCGAGCGCCGTTCCGCCTTCGCAATCACACCTCCGGTCATGGAGGCGCGGCTGTGAACGCTTTCCTCCAGATTGCCGAGACGCAGATGGCCGCGCCCGTGAAGCGTGCCGCCGCGCGTCGCGAGGCAAAGACCGTCTATGTCGCCACTGGCGTCGATGCCCGCATGCAGGAGAGCGCCAAGGGGCTCAAGAACCTGCGCGCCTGGCAGAAGGAATGCCGCGAGGCGCTCGAGAAAACGCCGGCCGCGGGCCTTCTCAAGTTCCTCGACACCATGACGCTCTCTAGCGCCCCGGCTCTCATCCGGCTGGTTGAAGAGGCCCATTGGCTCAAGGACATGACGCAGGACGAGCGCGCGCTGGTGCTTGGACAAATTAGCCGAGCTATTTCCAAAGTGCGCCGCAAGGCCGAACTGCTCGAGTTGGACGACCCGCTTCCAGGCCAGCCCGACAACGCCTTCCTTACCATTCGCGCCATCTTCTGGAATCTGCCCAAAGCCCCGAAGGGGCGTCGCGATTTCGCGCTGGGCGGCCATGAGGTGACGAACGCGCTTCTTGGAGGCGTCGCGCCATGAGCTTTATCCGCGAAGCCCTCGAGCAGTACGCCACCACGACAAAGCGCGAGTGGGCGACCGACCGCAGCCAGACCGTTGGCGCGTCGGAAGTAGGCCAGTGCGCCCGCAAGGTGTTCTGGCTCAAGAACGAAGGTGATCCGGTTTGTGGGGCGCAGCGCGACACCGGGCATGCGGATCGCTGGGGCGCGACCGCCCGTGGCTCTGTCTACGAGAAGCACTGGTGGGAACCGGCACTGCGCGCTCGCTTCGGCGACGCCCTGCTTTTTGCCGGCGACGACCAGAAGACCTTCGTCAGCGGCTTCCTTTCCGGAACGCCGGACGGCCTCGTGATCGGCCTCGAGGAAGGCCCGACCGTTGTCGAGTGCAAGACGGCCGACCCGCGCACCAAGCTGGACGAAGCGAAGCCCGAGCACGTCTATCAGGTTCAGGTGCAGATGGGGCTCATTCGTGAGCACACCAATCACGCGCCGGATCGCGCCATCATCTCCTACACCGATACGTCCTTTTGGGATGAGGGTCCCGAATTCGAGGTGGCCTTTGACGAAGCAATTTACCTGACAGCGAAAAAAAGGGCCGCCGACATCATGACCGCCAAGAGCGGTCACGATCTGCGCGCCGAGGGAAAGATTGCCGGCGGTCAGGAATGCGCCTTCTGCCCCTTCAAAAACGCTTGTGCCTTCGTCCGCGTCGGGTCGATCCCGCGCGCTGAGGAGGACGTCGACCTTCTGGCCTCAGTGGAGATCGCCAGCCTTGCCCGCCATTCCAAGGCGCTGGGCAAGGAGATCGCGCAGCTCGAGCAAGAGCAGGCCGAGCTTAACGAGCAGATCAAAGAGCGCCTACGCGCCGCAAACACCAAGAGCCTCGTCGCTCATGGCGTGTCCATCAACTGGTCGCCCGTCAAGGGCCGACCTTCCTACGACATGAAGGGCTTGAGGGACGCAGCCGCCGCGGCCGGCGTCGACCTCGCCCAATTCGAGACTGTCGGCCTCCCGACAGACCGCCTCACCATTTCGGTCGGCGGCAACCAGTGAGAAGCGAACAGATGAGCAGCATCACGAAAGCAGACAACACGAGCCTGAGCACCGGCGGCGCGAATGCCTTCGAAGCCTACGGCAATGCCGTCTCCAGCCGCACCATCGTCGGCCAGCTCCTGAAGTTCTCCAAGGGCGAATATCTCCTTGGCGAGAAGGGTGAGGAGGTCGAAGAGGGCACGCGTCTCGTCGCCAACATGGACGAGCTGATGGTTGGGTGGATCCGCTGGGAAGACGGTAAGCCGACCGAGCACGTCATGGGCCGCGTTTCCGAAGGCTATGAGGCGCCACGCCGCAATACGCTCGGCGATGACGACGAGGAGCGCTGGGAGACGGATGATCAGGGGCGCGCGCGCGATCCTTGGCAGTTCTCCAACTACCTGATCCTGAAGGAGACGGACGGCGACGAGCTGTTCACCTTCACGACCTCGAGCCGTGGCGGCCTCAACGCCATCGGCGCACTCTGCAAGGCCTATGGCAAGGCGATGCGCCAGCACCCGGACGAGTACCCCGTCATCGAGCTGGGCGTCGACAGCTACAAGCACTCGAACAAGAGCTACGGCAAGATTTTCGTGCCCGAATTCAAGATCGTGGGCTGGGTCTCCAAGGCCGACTTCCTCGAGGCATTGGCGGCGTCCGGTTCTGCCTCTGAAAGTGAGGAAGACGAAGAGCAGGGGGCGGCCCCGCCGAAGGCGGCCAAGGCCGGCAAGACCACTGCTGAAGCGCGCTTCTGAGGAACGGCAAAGTGAGGCAGGGCGCGAACCTGGAAGTAGCGACAGAGTTTCTGACACGGGTCTTCGGGCCCGTGTCGGAACACCCTGTCTATTTGTCGTCCCTGCGCAACTCTCATGAGGACGCAGATGAGCCGACCGAGCGCCATGTTGCCACGCGCAACCCCACCGAACTCGCCCGCTTCATAGAGAAGTACGACCGCGCCCGGCGCGGTCTCTTCTTCTGCGTCTCCACGCTGCGCCCCGATGCTCCGCGGCGCGCCAAAGACGCCATTTCCGAAATCACGCTTCTGCATGCCGACATCGACCTGAAGGACGTTTCCGTCTCCCTCGAGGAGGTCGTCGAGACCCTGAAGGCGGTTCGACTGCCGCCATCCATCCTGGTGCGCTCGGGCAATGGCATTCACGCCTACTGGCTCCTGACGGAGGCTTTCGGGCTGGACGATCTGGACCGGGTAGAAAGCACACTGAAGCTTTTGGCCGACACCGTTGGCGGCGACCAGCAGTGCACCGAGGCGTCGCGCCTGATGCGCGTGCCCGGCACTCACAACACCAAGCGTGGTGCCTTCACCCCGGTCGTGCTCGAGCATGCCGACTATAACCGCCGGTATGAGTTGGACGACATCGAGGAGTGGCTGGCCGAGACCAGCCCCGTCATCCGGCGCAAAGCCGTGCCGGCCGTGCGGGAAGAGGCGTCCAACCCCTGGCTTCGCGTCGCCGAACGGTTTGGCCTCAAGCCCCCCGTCGATGTCGAGGCGCGCCTCAAGCAAATGTCCTATCAGGGCACAGGCGACGCGAGCATTCACAATACCCAGCTCGCCGTCACGGCATCCCTGCTCTCGCGCGGCGAGTCTCTGGAAGATGTCGTGGGGCTTGTCCTCGACGCGACGCGAGAGGCCGCCGGCCAGTTTGGCGAGCGCTGGAACTGGCGGCGTGAAGAGGCCGCCGTTCGCAAGATGTGCGTCGAATGGCGCCGGAAGCATCCTGCCCCTGCCGCCGTTTCTCAAGCCTCTTCATCCGGCACGAGAGCTGTGACGAAAGCCACGGCGGCGGCAGGTGGCAATGTCGTGTCCATGGCGGATCGCGTCGCAGAGCGCGGCAAGAAGGCCAAGCGTGAAACTGCCGACGTGATGATCGCCATCGCCGAAGGCGTCATCGAGTCGATCCGGGGAGACGGTCAAGACATCCTCCTGACGGATGGCGAATGCCATATCTATGAGGACGGCCTCTGGCGCACCATGTCACCGGCTGACGAGCAGTGGATCCGCACGCTCATTCAGACCGGCTGTGAAGCGCTTGGCGAGCAGTCCAAGACGAACACGCTCAACGCCGCCTGGAAGCGGCTGATGGAGCATCCCAGCCTCTACCGCCGCAAGGTCGACTGGAACGCCTCGGGCTGCATCGCCACGCCAAACGGCATGCTCGATCCGATCACGCTGTCATTCTCGCCGCACAGCCCGAGCCATTATGCCCGTCGCAAGATTGGGGCGGAGTATGATCCGGGCGCTAAGTGCCCGACCTTCACCAGTTTCGTGGACAACCTGTTCGCCGACCGCATGCCCGAAGAGCGGGCCGGTTTGACGGCAACCCTTCAGGCTTTCTTTGGCGCGTCGCTTGCCGTGGACCGGCTGTCTCGAGAGGAGCGCAAGGCACTGCTCCTTGTCGGCCCTTCGCGCACCGGCAAGACAGAAATCGCACGCGTCTTTCGCTCGCTTATCGGCGACCCCGTGGCAACCCCCAGTGTTGCCGAGATTGCCGAGCGCTTCGGCCTGAGCAGCCTTTACGAGGCCGCGGCCTGGATTCGCGACGACGCTATCAATGAGGGCGACAAGCTCGACCCGCAACGCTTCAAAACCATCGTCACGGGCGAGCCTATCGACATTGAGCGCAAGCACCTGGCCGTCGTGCGCGGCGTGGAGCTGACGCTGCCGGTGCTGCTCACAACGAACGCGCTGCCACGCAGCAGGGACGGCTCTGACGCCATCTTCAACCGCTCCCTCGTGCTCGAGATGACCAACGTCATTTCCGAAGAGGTTGCGGCGCGCATTCGTGCCAAGGCCGGCGTCCATAAGGGCCGCACCATCGGCCAGCACATATTCGAACTCGAAGCCTCCGGCATCCTCAATTGGGCTCTGGCCGGGCTGGCGCGTCTTCTGGAGCAGGGGCGGTACGACCTCCCCGAGAGCGTCGCCCAGGCAGGGCAGCGCTTCAAGGACGACAACAACCCTGTCGGCCAGTGGGCGCGCACGCACCTCGTCAAATCCACGTCGCATCGCATCCTGAGGGCCGATCTGCTCTGCGCCTATCACGGCTGGCAGGCAGAGGAAGAGGGATCCGAAGCGCGTGCCCTCGGTGCTCGAGCCTTTTTCCCGCGGCTGAGGGCTGCATGCCCCTGGATCGGCGATACGACCAGCGATGACGGGCGTCGCTTTGTCACCGGCATCAGCCTCACGGATGCCGCCCTCGTCCTCTGGGAGCGGCACAACAACGACCGCCTGAACGGCGGTGCCAAGGCCGCCTCTCTCTCCAAATCCGAGGTGAACCGTCTCTGGAACACCTCTCCAGCCCCAGGAGACGCCAATGCTCCCCGGTTCTGACCACCTTCCGAATGTGCTGGCAAGCGGCGCTCAAAGTGCTGCGAAACAGGCCAAACAGCACTTTGGAAGTGCTGTCGCATTTCTGCCTCAATCTACGAAGTGCTGTGACAGCACGTCAAAAGGCGATGTGCTGTGCGAAGTGCTTTCCGAATTCCGTAATGGGGGCAGGGGCTTAAGCCCGGTTACAGCACTACAGCACTTCTTTCTCTTAAAATTAGTTAGAGATGAAAAAGCCTATATAGGCTTACGTATATGTAAGAAGAAGGAAACGCGCTTCAAAGTGCTGGGCCTGTCGGCCCGGACGCCCACTTCGGTCGGGGGCGCATCATGAGCTTCTCGTTCGTGCGCAAATGGGCTGGCGCGGTCTCGGACGCCGCTCTCGTGTTCGAGTCCAGATGGACCCTGAAAGCCCTCGCGAGGGTCGACCCCGCGCTCGCCGTTCGCTTCCGCGAGCAGCGCGACCTTTTCGACGCCGCATGCGTGACGGGCACCGACGAAGAGGTCGAGACACACGGCGCCGCGATGTGCCGGGCCTATGCCGCGGTCTCTCGCGTGCTCGAGGGTGCTCAGGAGCCTGACGACGCTTACGTGATCGGCTTCGACGCCACGTCGGGCACTCGCGTCGCTATCGGCTCTCAGAAAGCAGCCCTGGCCCGTGTCCGCGAACTGCATGGTGAGCGCGTCATCTGGGTCACGCCGGACGAGGTTGCGTCGCTGTTCGCCTCGCTCGAGCAGTTCAAGTTCGTCGGTGCTGTGAAGCAGCTCTTCCCCGGCGCCGAAATCGTGGATCGCTTCCCGGAAGAACCTGCCAAGGCGGACGGCTATCTCGAGCCGTGCCTGGATCCCGCCATTGAGCCTGAACTCGAGACGGGCGGACCCTCCGCATGACCCCGACCGAACAAGGCAAGACGATGGTGAGGCGTGTCGCTGAGGCCATCCGTGATGTGTTGCTTGCACAGGGCGGATTTGAGGAAAGCCGAGATTTCGTCCTTTGGGATGGGGAAGCTCATGTGGACTGCCTAGAGTCCGCCCGCGCCGCCATAGGGGCGATGCGAGAGCCGACAGACCACATCACGCAGGCGTGGAAAGAGGAGAGCTACGGGTACATCCCCCCGAGGAGTATGCCGCCAGAAGAAGCGTGGCGCATCGGCATGGCCGCCGCTCTTTCAGAGGAGGGGGAGTGATGACCGGCCCCGAAATCGTTGAGTGCGTCAAGGCCGTCTGTGCTGCGGCAATCATGATTGGACTGGCCTTCGCCCTGTTCCGCTAACCCACCCACACTCCACTGCCATGGAGAGACACGTGAAGATCATCCTCGTAGACACAAACCTAGCCGTCGTAGAGGCATGGCGCGCCGTTGGCCTCGAAGAGGCGCATCACGGCAGCATCTTCGACTATCCGGCTGATGCCATTGTCTCGCCGGCCAACTCGTTCGGCTTCATGGATGGCGGCATCGACCTCGCCTATTCCGAGCGGTTTGGGTGGGATGTCCAGGACAGCCTTCAGGAGACGATCAGGCGCCTTCCCTGTGGCGAATTGCTGATAGGGCAGGCCGTCTCGCTTGCTCTTGAGCGGAAGGACTTCGCTTGGCTCATTTCAGCACCCACGATGCGCGTTCCGATGGTCATCCCAGATCCGAACCACGTCCGTATCGCAACGCGGGCCGCGGTTCGTGAGGCAATGCGCCTGGAGCTTACCAGCGTCGCCATCCCTGGCATGGGCGCCGGCTCAGGCAAGGTTCTCCCTGTCTGGGTCGCTCACATGATGAAGGCCGGGATCGAAGACGCTCTCAACCCGAAGCCGTTCCCGCGCTCGCTCAACGTGGCGATAGCGCACCACTACGCCGCGCATCCGACCGCCTGAAGTTCTCAAGTGAAGAAAGCACCACCTGCCAGTGGTGAATATGGAGGCCACAATGATGGCCCGTTACCCGACGATCATCGAGACGTTCAACCCGAAGACCGGTCAGAAGGACAAGTGGAGAATCCCCGCAACCTCTGAACTCGTGAAGCACAATAAGGCGACATGGGGCGAGAAGTGGGATAGAATCGAGCGGACGAAGCTTGCGGGCGGCGTGCCGATGCTGATTGAGAGGGTGGCGTGACCACGGACCAGTTCATAGAACACCTTCAGAGTGCGCTCGGCGAAGAATACGCCGTGTCGCGCCATCCCGTTCAGCGACAGGAGCCGCAATTCGACGTGGCGCCTGTCCCGCAGGACTTCGACCGATACGGTAAGCCCTACCGAAAGACGTTCTCCGTCCAACAGTCCTTCATGGATGACTTCGACGAACAGAACATCGAGGAATGGGCTGACCTTGTGTTCGAGAGCTTCGCTTGGCAGCGCAAGCGTGGCGTAGCGCCGGGCTCGTGGGGCAAGGTGAGGGCAGCAGGATGACGGCGAGGGACGACAAGGGTCGTTTCCTGGTCGGACACAATGCACCCGGGCCGGGGCGTGAAAGCCTCTATGATCCTGCGATGAATGATCAGGCCCGGAAGCTCGCGCTTCTGGGTTTGACCGATGGAGAGATCGCCGAGTTCTTTGGTGTCACAGAGCAGACGCTGAACAATTGGAAGCAGGAGTATCCCGCTTTTTTTGAGTCACTGTGCGAAGGCAAAACAATCGCTGATGCCAACGTAGCTGATAGCCTCTACCGCCGCGCCACGGGCGAGTGGGTGGAATTCGAGAAAGCCTACAAGAAAGCCAGCGGCGAAGTAGAGATTGTTAAGCTGAAGAGCTACCAGCCCGGAGATCCGGGCGCCGCCAAGCTCTGGCTCACCAACAGGCGCCGCAAGAGCTGGACAGAGACGCAGAACGTCAACCACAGCGGTTCGGTCGAGCTCGTCACCAAACAGCAACGAGACGCGGCCATTGCCGCAGCTCTGAGGGCTGATGGTTGACCTGAAGGCCGAAGACTTCGCGTTCTCTCGGCTGATCGCCTACGCCGCCATGCAGTGGCCGTCCTATCGCGACGCGCCGCATCATCGGCTGATCGCCCGGCATCTGGAGGCGGTAGAGAGGGGCGATATACAGCGTCTCATGATCACGATGCCGCCTCGCCACGGCAAATCCATGTTGGCGAGCGAGTTCTTCCCAGCTTGGTACATGGGACGCAACCCGGACCATTACGTGGTCGCGGCAACCTATGCGCAGGAATTGGCTGACGACTTTGGCCGCAAGGTGAAGAACCAGATCGAGGACCCGCTGTTTCAGGCCATCTTCCCCGGCGTCGGATTGGCTGACGACAGCAAGAGTGCCAAGCGATTCCACGTAGAAGGCGCTGTAGGCGGTCTAGAGACCGCGCTGAACCAGAAGGGCGCCTACTACGCCGTTGGCGTGGGTGGGCCTCTCACGGGCCGCGGCGCGCATCTGCTGTTGATCGACGACCCAGTGAAGAACCGAGAGGAGGCTGAATCCGAGGTCATCCGCAAGAAAACCAAGGATTGGTACACGTCCACGGCCTACACGCGCCTCATGCCGGGCGGCCGGATCGTGGTCATTCAGACCCGTTGGCATGAAGACGACTTGGCGGGCTGGCTTCAGGCTGAGCACGAGCACGAGGGATGGGTTGTGCTCAACCTGCCGGCCATCAGCGATGCCGGCGAGGCGTTGTGGTCAGAGCAATATCCAATCGATGCCCTGGAGCGGATCAAGCTAGCGCTGCCGCCGCGGGACTGGTCCGCGCTCTACCAACAGCGCCCGAGCCCAGAGACCGGCGACTATTTCAAGCGCGAATGGCTGCATGTTACGGATTACACCCCGCCGCGCGAGCATATGCTGGTCTACGGGGCATCGGACTATGCGGTAACGGCGGACGGTGGTGACTACACCGTGCACGTCGTCGTGGGCATGGACCCAGAAGGGCGCATGTACCTACTGGATCTATGGCGAGAGCAGGCCAGCTCTGACGTGTGGATAGAGGCGTTCGTTGATCTGGTGCTGAAATGGCAGCCGGTCGGATGGGCAGAGGAGACAGGCCAGATCAAGGCCGGCGTTGGCCCATTCCTGCTTCGCCGCATGCTGGAGAAGGCCGCCTATGTAGCGCGGGAGCAGTTCCCAACGCGCGGCGATAAGGCGGTGCGGGCGCAGTCGATCCGTGGCCGCATGGCCATGCTCGGGCTGTACCTGCCCAGCGGCGCGCCATGGGTGAGCGACTTAATATCCGAGATGATGAGCTTCCCGGTCGGCGTGCATGACGACCAAGTAGACGCCTTGGGCCTGATTGGACAACTAATCGACCGCATGAGCAGCGGAACAATACCGCAAGCAGAAAAGCCCAAGCACGTAATGCACACCGTCCATGACATCATCGCCCCGCCATTGGAACAGTCGAATCATCGACGGCGTTATGGGAGATAAGCAGAGGAGGCTAGAACATGGCCAAGACTCCCAAGCAGCCCAAGGAATTCCCCCACGACGACACGTTTCCTTCCAACGTCCATCCGTCCGAAGAGAACCGCAAGGCGTGGTCGGATGAAGTGGAAGCCGACCGCAAGGCACGCGCAAAGGGCAAAAACCCCGAGCCGGGCGTGCGGATGGGTGGAAATGTCGTGAAGGAAGATTGACGCAGACCTTGGTTGGTGTCAGATTCAACTTCTCTAGCGGAGTGAGCCGGGCTCGGCGTCCGGCATGCTCTTCGGTGTGAGTCCAAAGGGCTGTGACATGGCCAGCCACGCACCGAAGTAGGCATTGGGGCATAGCCGCAAGCCCGCCGCAGGTATCCGCCCCACAAGGGCACGAGATGACCGGCGGCGTGGGAAGACGCAGACACGCCATCTGCCAGAGGATGATGGCGCGGGTGCAAGTCCCAGGCGAGGTCGGCACGGTCCCGGCGCTCCATCGGCCGGATTAGCGCCCGGCCCGGTCACATAGTTCGACGCAGGCAGACGGACGAGGCTTAGGCCCGTGAGCGCTGAGCCCTGAATCGACAGGGCTTTCAAGGCAGGCAGGCGGGAGGCGCAAGCCGATCTAACCGCGAAAGCCAAGCGCAAGCCGGGGTGGGAAGCGAGCGGTCTAGTCCTGCGCCGACCCTATGGAGTTCCCTTGGGAGTAACCCCCAAGGTTCACCAAACCCGCCCGCTCACCGCGAGGCGGGTTTTCTTTGGGTGCAGTCTCCGCAGCCATTTGACGCGCGAATCCGACGCAGGTAAATTGCTTGACACAAAGTATCGTAGGCGCGGCTCCATTGAGCCCAAGGCTTGGGGTGGTTGTCTGACGTAGATTTTGACGAGAACTCGGACACGATGATCGATGACCGCGAACGGCGGTCGTCTCGCGTTGTTCTCTCATCCATTCGTCAGGCAGACAGGGCGTTCGGCCCTTATTTCGCCTTCTGCAAGACCATCGACAAGGTGTACAGCGCGGACGGTCAGACGCCGACCGCTCCCATGTTCTCCGATCAGGAATACGACCTGTTCTGGGCGAGCATGGAAATCCTGAAGCCCGCCATCTACGCCAAGCCTCCCGTTCCCGTCGTCTCCCCACGCTTCAAGGACCGCAACAAGGTCGCCACCGTAGCCTCAGAGCTGCTGGAGCGCTGCCTCGTGTCGTCCTTCGACCGCGGCGACATGGATCAGGTCATGATCGGAGTGCGGGACGACCTCGCACTGACCAATCGCGGCGTCTCCCGCGTCATCTACGAGAGCGATGAAAAGGGCGGCGGACAGCGCGTCTGTGACGAGCACGTGGACCGCGTGGACTTCCTGCACGAGCCGGCCCGGAAGTGGTCAGAGGTCGGCTGGGTTGCCTTCGGCGCCTACATGTCCAAGCGCGAGATGCGCAAGCGCTTCCGCAAGACCAGCGGCAATGCCTACCAGTCGGCGTCCTACAACGTGTTGCGAGAGGATCGCGTCGAGGGCGCCGCTGACGATACCAAGAAGGCCAAGGTGTGGGAGGTCTGGCACAAGGCCGACAACAAGGTCTATTGGGTCTCCGAAGGCGTCGAGGTCTTTCTCGACGAAAGCGAGCCGTTCCTGAAGCTGGAGGGGTTCTTCCCGTGCCCGCGTCCGGCCTATGGCACGGTCAAGCGCCGCTCGCTGATCCCCTCGCCGGACTATGCCCGCTACAAGGGCAACCTTGACCAGATCAACGAGTTGACCAGCCGCATCTACGCGCTCCTCAATGAGGTGCGGGTGAAGGGCCTTATCCCCGGCGGCGGGGACGTGGCGAACGCGGTCGAGCAGCTTTTGGCGCAGAACAACGACGCCAGCCTGCTTATCCCCGTGCCGGGCGCGGCGCTGATTGGGGCAGGCGGAAAGCTCGTCGAGTGGGTGCCGCTCGACATGATCGCCACCACGATCCAGGGGCTTATCGATGCCCGGGGGCAGCTCATACAGGACTTCTACCAGCTCTCCGGTATCTCCGACATCATGCGCGGCGCGACCGAGGCAGAGGAAACCCTTGGCGCACAGCGGCTCAAGAGCCAGTACGGCTCTATCCGCGTCCGCGACAAGATCGACGAACTGCAACGGCTTGCCCGCGACGTGGCGCGCATCAGCGGGGAGATCATCGCCGAGAAGTTCACCCCTGAGACCATGCTGGAAATGGCTCAGATGGAGATCCCCACCAAGGCGGAAGTCGAGAAGCAGCTTAAGGAGCTTCGTGCGCAGGCGAAGAAAGAGCTTGAGGCCGTCGCGGCACAGGCACAGGGCCAAGCGCAGCAGGAAGACCCGGCGCAGGTCGAGCAGCAGCTAGTTCAGGCCCAGCAGCAGGTGCTCGCCAAGTTCGCTCCTCAGATCACCGCGCTCAGCGAGACCGTGACGCTGGAGGACGTAACCAAGCTGCTGCGTGACCAGAAGACCCGCTCTTTCGTCATCGATATCGAGACGGATTCCACCGTGCTTGTGGATGAGCAGGCAGAGAAGGAGAGCCGCGCTGAGTTCCTCACGGCGTTCTCTGCCGCGTCGCAGGCGGTGCAGCCTCTATTGGCGGCGGGAGAGGCGGGGGCGGCGCTGGCCGGCGGGATGCTGAAGTTTGCCCTTGGTCCGTTCCGGGCCGGTCGTGAGCTTGACGGGCTCATTGACGACTTCGTGGACAAGGCGCCTCAGGCGCTCGCTCAGCAGCAGGGCGGCGAGGCGGAAAAGGCGCTCGCCGAGGCAAACCAGAAGCTCGCCGACGCCGAGATGCAGAAGGCGCAGGCGCAGACCGCCAAGGTACAGGTGGACGCTCAGGGCAAGATGCAGGAGCTGCAACTGAAGCTTGCCGAGGCGCAGGAGAAGGCGCGCTCGGAGCAGCAGAAAGCCGCGGTCGAAATCCAGACACTCCAGGGCAAGCTCGCGGAGCAGGACGCCAAGATCAACCTCATGCAGGCGCAGACCGCCGAAATCCTCAACAAGATCGGCTTGGACGTGCGCAAGCAGAACCTGGAGGAATACCGCGTCGCCACCGAGGCGCAGGCGCGGCAGACCGATCAGGCCATGGCCATGCAGGATCAGCAGCGTTCCGCCATGGAAGGCGAACGTGAGGCGGCAATGGGTGAGCGCCAGCAGTCCTTCGCCGAGCGGCAGGGCGAGCGCTCGGAGGCTCGCGCGGATCGCCAGCAGAGCTTCAGCGAACGGCAAGCCCAGCGTGAAGCGATGAACGGGGGCGCCGCATGAGCTTCAAGTTTGTTCGGCGCGGCGTCCTTTTCTCGGTCTCGCTCTCTCAAGAGCTGGGGCGCTCAGTCTTCCCCCCGCCCCCCGCTGGATATGCCTATCTGACGGACGACGGCGGGACGTTCCTCGTGGACGACAACGGGTTCTACCTGCTGGGAGAACTCAATGTCTGAGGTCTCCACGCGCACCCTCAGAAACTATCTGGCCTCGCTGTCAGGCGGGGGCACGGCGGGCGTTGTCGATCAGGATCTGATGATCCGCACCGATATCGCCACGACGGCGCAGGCCGTTCCGGTGGGAGGTGCCACAGGTCAGGTGCTCGCCAAGGTCTCGGGCGGTGACTATGACCTCGGATGGTCGGATGCCGGGTCGGGTGACATGGCCAAGGCGGTCTACGATCCGCAGGCAATCGAAGCCGACGCGTTCGCCCGCGCCAACCACACCGGAACGCAGACCCTTTCGACCATTTCCGATGCAGGGACGATGGCGGCGGAAGAAGCGGCGGATTACACGAAGACCGTCGATCTCGCCGCCGTGGCGCTCTCTGGGGCCTATAGTGACCTGAGCGGGGCGCCTTCTCTCGCCACAGTGGCCACCACGGGCGCCTATAGCGACCTATCCGGCACGCCGACGCTTGGTGGTGCCGCCGCGCTCAATGTTGGCACGACTGCGGGAACTGTCGCAGCCGGCAACCACACCCATTCGAGCGCGACCACATCCGTGGCCGGCTTTCTATCCGCGTCCGACAAGACCAAGCTTGACGGGCTGCGCTCCGGCCCTTACTCGCGCGGGCATCTCTGGGGGCTCACCCTCAGCAACAACACGACCGACGCGACGAACGACATCGACATTGCGATAGGTGAGGCGCGGGACGAGACCGACGCCCTCACCATGGCGCTCGCTTCCGCTCTGACCAAGCGGCTAGATGCGAATTGGGCGGCGGGGACCAACCAGGGCGGGCGCTATAGTGGCGCGGCGATAGCCGATACGACCTACCATGTCTGGTTGGTCAGCAAGGCCAACGGCGCGGATGTCGACGTGTATCTCGACCCGTCCGCTGTGCCGGCGACTGTGCTCACCCATCTTCAGGCCGAAACTGGCGGCGCCAGCTATCTCTATGTGCGCCGCATCGGATCAATCCTGCGCGAGAGCGGGGCGATTGTCGCCTTCACGCAGAATGGTGACATCTTCAAGCGCGCTCCCGTCGTGGCGCGCAATAGTACCTCAGCCGCCACAAATGAGGCGCTGACCTTGGCGGTCCCGAGTGGCCTTCTAGTGTTCCCCATCGTAGGAGTGCGGATCGCGGCTAGCGCCGCTGGCGTGGTTGAAGTGTTTTTCGGCGCGGGAAGCGATGCCTCTGCGCCCTATCGTATAGCTTCGGTGGGTACGGCGGGATCGACCGTCCCCTACCGGATGGCAACGTTACCCCCACCCGCTTTCGCTACGAATACGTCACGACAGATCTATCACACGTTCTCGGTGTCAGGCACGGCAGCGGAGGGGATTTATCAACTGGATGGCTGGATCGACACGCGCGGGAGGCTCGCCTGATGCCCTACATCCAGCGTGGAAACGGCGCCGTCATCGGCCTCTATGCCTGCGAGCAGCCCGGCTATGCCGAGGAATTCCTGGCGGACAATCACCCCGACGTGCTGGCCTTCCTCAGCCCGCCTCCGAGTGCGATCGACGTCATCGCCGAACGTGAGCGCCGGCTAGCTCTCGGCTTCGACTATGACTTCGGCGGCGAGCGCGGCACGCATCGGATCGGCACCACGGCGGACGACATACGGAAGTGGATGGATGAGGTCTCGCCGCTGTCGCAGGCGTACCTCAATCTCGGTCAGCCCGAGGGCATGATCAATATAGACACCGACACCGGGCCGATATCGATCACTGCCATAGAGTGGCAGCAAATACTCTTGGCCGCGGCGGCGTGGCGCCAGCCGCTATACAACGCCTCATTCGCACTGCAGGCCATGAACCCGATCCCGGCGGATTTCGCCGACGATGCCTATTGGCAAACGACGTGACTAAAGCCTGCCTCGGCAGGAAGTACAGGAGCCACTTAGATGGCTGCCAATCCGAAGCCTCTTATCGAACTCGGCATGCCCGCCGAACTCGCCAAGGTCGTAGCTTCTCAGATCGAGAGTGGCGGCCTTCAGATCGGAACCAGTTCCACCACGGCCATGGCCGGCGACAAGACGCCGACCTCTACCGAGCGCGGCGGCGTGCTCCAGAACGTGGCGATCCCTGACCTTGCCGGCGGTGCTGACCTTGCCACCACGGTTACCAAGGTGAACGCCATTCTGGCGGCCCTGAGGACCGCTGGCGTCATCGCATCCTGATGTTTGCCTGGATCGACCTTGGCGACGGGCGGCGCGTCTTCCGCAAGATCCATGCGGAGGCGCCTCGCGCGCGCTCAGACCTAGCCGCGCCGATGATCCTGAATGACCGCTTCGACAAGCCCGTGCAGAGCATGGCCGATGGCAAGTGGTACGAGAGCAAGGCGGCGCTGAGGGCCACCTACAAGCCGAGCGGCAATCCCGAAGGCAAGACCTTCGAGGAAGTCGGAAACGAAGACACCAGCAAGCGCCCGCGCATCAAGTCTGACCGCAAGGCCATTCGCGAGGCGATCCATAAAGCCGAGGCGGATATCGCCTCGGGGAATGTACCGCCAGCCCGGTACATGAGCGAAATCGGAGGGGACTAGATGTCCACCGCCCCAGCACTCGACATTCAGTCTCCCGCGCCGTCGCAAATCATCGACGACACGCCCGCTCAGGACGCGTCCACCAAGGCGGTCGGCACTACCCCGGAGAAGCCGGCAGAGCCCGCCAAGCCTGAAAGCGTGCGCGAGAGTATCGAGCGCGCGCAAAAGGACCTCGACGCTAAGGCGGAAGCGGCCAAGGAGGCCCCCAAGGCCACTGAGAAGCCCAAGGACGGCGCCGAGCCACCCAAAGTGGAGGCCAAGCCCGAAGGTGAGCCGGCCAAGCCTGAGCGCGCCCGCGCGGAGGACGGCAAGTTCGCCCGGCCCGAGGCGAAGCAGGATGCCGCCCCGGCGCAGCAGCAGAGCGCAGAGGCCATGGAAGCCGAGCGCCGCGAGGCTGCCGGCAAGCCTTATGCCGAGGCGCCTGAGCGCTTCCTGCCGAAGGCCAAGGAATTCTGGCAGAATGTGCCGAACGTCGTGAAGTCCGACGTGTACCGCGTCATGCAGGAGGCGGAAGCAGAGACCACGAAGTATCGGGAGGCCGCCGAGGCTTTCGAGCCGGTGCGTCAGTATCACGAGCTTGCGAAGCAGTCTGGTACGACGCTGGACAAGGCATTGGAGCGGTATGTCGGCTATGATCGGATGCTTCGAACCGATCCCGCCGGAGCTGTGACAGAACTTCTGCGCAGTGTAGGGCTGACGCCTGCGCAATATGCGCAGATGGTGTTGCAGAATCCACAGCTTCAGAACGCGCCCGCGCGTCCACAGCCTGTGCAGCAGCCGCAGCAGAGCCCGGAAATACAGTCGTTGCGAGAGGAGCTTGAACAGATCAAGCTCCAGCAGGCCGCCGAGTCTGCTCGTCCGATGGTGGAAAACTTCGCGCAGGGGCGTCCAGACTTTGGATCGCTTCAGCCACATATTGCGAAAGTCATCGGATCGGGTATACTCGACGAGCTATATGGTGCAGGCTTGACGCCTGTTCAGCGGCTTGAAGAGGCCTATCTGTTGATTTCCGTCGAGAAGTGA